GGCCGCGCCCGGCTCGCCGCCCGAACTCACGAGGTGATGCGGCAGCTTGCACGCCGACTTCGGCACCGCGCCGTCCTCCCCCTTGGAGGCGTCGTACCAGCCGTCCACCCGCCGCGCGACCGCGACCGGCACCGGCGACGGCAGACGCTTCTCCTCCACGCCAGCATCCCAGGTGCCCTCCTTGGTCGCGGTCTCGTGCGGGCCGACCGCCGTACCCTGCGGACGCACGGCGGCAGGACGGTACGGGTACAGCGCGGCTGCGTGAGCGGTTCGCCGCGCCGCGATGTCGTCGGGCCCGCCGCCGCCCTCGTCGTCCCTGTCGTCCTCGTCGTCCTCGCGCTCCGGATGGGGCACCATCTCGTCAGCGAGACCCGCCTCGACCGCCTGCTCCGCGGTGTACCAGGTCTCGGCGCGCATCGCCTCACGCCACGCCCCGGCATCGGTCCCGCTGCGCGCCGCGTAGATATCGGCCAAGGCATCGGACACCTGGTCCAGCAGCGCGGCCATCGCCTGCATCTCAGCGGCGTTCCCGATGCACAGACCACTGGCGTCGTGGATCATCATCTGGGAGCCGCGGTTCATCCGCACCCGGTCACCCGCCTGCGCGATAAAGCTCGCGGCGGACGCGGCCAGCCCGTCCACGATGACCGTCACCTCGCCGGGATAGTCCGCGAGCATGTTGTAGATCGCGATCCCGTCGAATACGTCCCCGCCCGGCGAGTTCACCCGCACATGCAGCGGGCCGGACACCTTCGCCATGACGCCGGCGAAGTCGGAGGCGTTGATCCCCCAAAACCCGATCTCGTCGTAGATCAGCAGCTCCGTGGCACCGTCAGCTTGAGCCCGAACCTCAATGCTCGGCCGGACGCCCGGCCGCCGCCCCTCGTCCCGTGCCGCGAGCAGCGCGCGCACGCGGGCGCACAGCCCGGCATCCACCCGGACGCGCCGTCTCATGACTCCTCCCAACGCGGCTCGATCGTGCCCCTGCACCGGATCCCGCCGAGGCACGCCCAGTAGCCGCCGTGCGGATAGTCCTCCCGCGCCTCCGCCAACGTTTCGTACCGGCGCCCGTCCACCGAGGCGCAGTACGCGCACGTGTTCGTGTCCCGCACCTCCGACGCCACCAGGTAGAGCACGGGGTGCCCGTCGTCCTCAGCCCGCTCCAGCGTGGCGAACCGGCCGAGGTTCTCCGCGCTCCACACCGCGCCGCCCAGCTCCGTCTTCAGCGCGCCGTCGCCGAGGCCCTCCAGGTGCTCCCGCACCCGGGCCCCGACGTCCGCGCCGCTCATCCCGGGCGCCCACACCCGCAGAGCCGTACGAGCAGCAGCAGCAGCCAGACCAGCAGCCAGCAGAGCCGCCGACACAGCAGCACCCGCCGCCAACGCCGCAGCCAGAGCACCCGCCACCGGCGCCGCCGAGATGGTCACGCCCTGCTCCGACGCGGCCTCGACCATCCGCTCGCCGCCGGCCTCGGCCTNAGCTTGCATGGCGGTCTCCAACAGTGCCGCTCCCTCACCGCTGGAGACCGCCAACTCGGCGAGCGCCGCCCGGTCGCCCGCCTCCACAATGGCCTCAACCTGCGCCACCAGCGCCGCGATCTGCGCGGCTGTCACCGCACCCCACGCCGCCACCAGCGCAGCCACCGCCACCTCCCAGTCCTCCCGCGGCTCCTCCTCGGCCTGGCCCAGCACCAGCGGGCCGGCCGACGGGGGAGGGGGCAGCACGCGGGCGGCGTTCCGCAGCGGCGGCGCGGTCGCCCCCGCCGGCGGACCCACGTACGGCATCTCCGGCAGCCCGACCGCAGCCAGCACGGCGGACGGCTCGTACCCGGCGGCGACCAGACGCTGCGCGGACTCGGCACGCCCGTTCAGCTCCTGCACAGCCAGCTCCCGGTCTTCGGGCACCGGGTCGCAGAAGTCGAACTCCAAGTCGCGGGCGGTGTCACCGAACAACGGCAGGAAATCGTGGTTGAGCGCCTGCTTGATCCGCCCCAGCCGCGGCCTCACCTGCCACCGCGCGAACGACGCGTCGGCGGCCTCCGCGTTCGCCCGGTTCACCGACTCCGACAAGCCGAGAGTGTGCCCGTGGATCGCGTACGCCTCCCGGATCACCTCACGCGAGGCCCCCCGCAGCTCCACGAACTCCATGTCCCGCTGCGAGAAACGCCGGTCCACCCACTTCAGGCCGCCCTCCAAGATGGCGACCCGGTGCGCCGCGGCGACCCCGCGATGCTGCTCCTCCCACCGCTCCCTGAGCTCATCGAACTGGGTATCGCCCAGGAACTCCGGGGCCTCAATGATCCCGGACGGGAGCGCCGAGTTCAGGAAGAAGTTCCGGTTCCACTCCGCCGCCAGACGCGACGCCTCCAGATCCGGCAGCACCGCACCCACCGGCGAGATCCCCCGGTACGGGTCCAGCGGGTGAGGCCGCCGCAGCTGGATCACCTCGTCGGTGCGCAGCGGCACCTGCTCACCATCCGGCGAGACGTACACGTACCCGGCGATGAACTCCTCCCGCGACGGCACCGGGTACATCCGGTCCGGGCGAACCGGCCACAACTCCAGCGGGATGCTGCGCATGCGCGGGTGCCGGGACACCACCCACCACGCCTCACCTGCCAGGTCAAGATGCTGCTGGGAGGTCTCCACGAACTCGCCGCGCGGCATCCACGGGTTCGGCTTGCACCAGATGTCCAAGGCGAGATGGCTGGTGACCTCAACCCGGTCTTCCGGCTTCCCCGAAGGGGCTTTGCGGTAGAGCTTCCACTCGACCTCCGCGACCGCCGTCGCCAACCGATCCACGATCGCGAACAGCGTCCCCACCGACTCCATCGCCCGAAGCTGCGACTCAGCCGTGGGCACCAACCCAGACGGCACCACGTGCTGAAGAGACCGCCCGACGTACGGCACCGGCGACTTCGCGCGCACGGCGAGCGCGGCGGCGGCCAGCGTACGCAGCGGCGACCTCACCGGCGCTCACCGCCCGACAGCGCCTCAAGGATCAGCAGCGACACCCCGCCGACGGCGAGGCCGGCGATGTGGTGCAGCTCCCAGGCGGCCCAGGTCAGCAGGCCGAAACCCGCGAGGCTGAGCACGAGGGTCCGCAGCGCGGCCCACCTGGGCAGGACGCGGGCCAGGAGGCGGGCGGCACGGACGGTCAGGGGGATGCGTGGCGTCCGATCCTGCTGCTGTCGCGCGGCACGCTCGGCACGCCACGCCTGACGCGCTGCGATCGGTGGGAACGCCATACGCAGGAGGGTACATCTGGCAGTAAGTTTTCCGTCAGATCCTCGCTGGTGGCGGAAGATTTCCTGAGTCTGAGGTCAGGAGAGCCAGCGGATACCCACACGCGGGGGCGCGTAGAAAGCCAGCAAAAGCGCGTCCGCATTGTCCGGGCTCCTCCCGAGACGCTTAATGATCTCCTCCTTCTTCTCCACCCGAATCCGCCCCTGAGGATCCGTATCCCACTGCGGCTCCAACAACTGAGCCACCGTCGCGTCCGCGTTGTCCATCCCGGACAGATCCCAGCCACGACGCTCCGACAGACCCCGGCCAACCTCCCACCAGATCTCCGCCCGCAGGTTCGCGAACCGGTCCGGGCAGCTGGCCTTCTCGCCCACGTTCACGCCCACGATCTGCACCCCGCGCAGACTGGAATCGTTCCGGAGTTCACCGATCACGCCGAACCCGACACCGATGCTGTCGATCTTCACGCGGGTCGCGCCGGACTCCCGGATCGCATGCCTGATCAGCGGCGCGATCTTCTCCGGGCGGTCCGTATGCGCCCGCCACTCCCGGCCCGCCACAACCCCGCGCCGCTCACGGATCACCGTCTCGTCCCCGCCCCCGCCCACATCAACGCCCAGCTCCACCGGCAGCAGCACATCGGCCGGATGCGGCTCGTCGGGGGCGATACGGCACGCGGCCACGTCGCTGCTCCGGACGACCTGCCATTCGGAGTCCTCGCTGAACTCGCCGAGCACCTTCGACCGGTACAGCGGGTTGTCGGTGCCCCACTCCCGCCGCTTCTCCTCCACCCACTCGGCGGACACGAGCGCCTGCGCGACCGTGGGCGGCACCGGCTCGCCGGTCAGATTCGGGCTGTCGAACGCGGAGATCCCAATGACGTGCCAGCCCGACCCGGGCGTGCACACCCGCTTGAACTGGCTGGCCGGGTTGTCCGGGTTCCCGATCGCCAAGATGCGGCAGTCCGGACCGGTGGTGAGCGCATCGGCCGCAATCCACAACTGCTCCGGCACACCACACGCCTCGTCGATCACGACAAGGACCCGGCGCGCATGGATGCCCTGAAACCCGGACTCGTCGTGGTCGGCGGGCTTCCGGCCGAACCCGACCAGCTCATCCCCGATCAGCCACTCGGTCTGATTCACCCTGCCGGGCAGGTCTCCGGCGGCGTGCATGCGGCGGATGTACCGCCACAGGATCGCCCGCACCTGGCTGAACGTCGGCGCCGTTGAGACGACGAACGCCTCACCGGGCGGGAACACGTCCAGCCACCAGCACGCCACCAATGCGGCCACATGCGACTTTCCCACGCCGTGACCGGACCGTACGGCGACGCGCCGATGGTCACGGACCGCTTCGAGGATCTGCCGCTGCTTGGACCACACGGTCTGGCCGATCCTGCCCTGCACCCAGCCGACCGGGTCGCGCTGGTAGAGGCCGATGCGGCGGCCCGCGCCGCGTAGGTC